GGTTGATTCTCTGGTGGTATCTTCAAGGCTTGCCACTCGTTCATTAAACAGGTTGATAATGTGCCGCAGCTCTTCATCTCGCTTGCCCAGGTACCTGATAAACAATGAAACAATCAGCACGACAGCTGCCAGCAGGGGTGCTTCCAATAATAGGCTTTCAAAGTTCATGGATTAAAAATGGGCTATGTATGTATAGATTTGGCCATTGTCATTCAAACCAGATGAAGGGTCATCATCATAGACTCGGAAACCGTCTTTTATAATTACCACGTTAGATGCTGTTTCATGGGTTGGCAGGGTGGCATTGCCTACCCATATTTCTGCATCCTCTGAATAAACAGTGCTTAAATCTGCCCGGGTTGTAATAGTCACAGCCCTGGGGGTGGCCCCTATATCAATCACCTGTGACCCGCCAGACCCATCGCCTGTATATTTCCCGATAATATAGCCTGCCCCTTCCCGCCTGTTTTCATCATCGGTGCCCGTAATGGCTGATCCACTGGTGGTGATTTCCCCCACCAGGGCTGCATTGCCCGGGTTTGTTAGGGTGGCAGTTTCCACCCAGGCTGTTGCTGTCACAGCTGGTGGGCTATCCCCGGCCCCTGTGAGCTGTAGCCACAGGTAAACAGTTGATGATGCTGTGATGGCAACAGTTTCTGCAGCTGGAAAGCGCACCAAGTAACCATCAATCCACGCCCTGCCTGCTGCCACTACCAAATCTAAATCCACTGCACTGGCTGGCAGGGTCATGCCTGAAAGGATGCTGCTCGGGGTGCTGTATCTGTCCAGGGTTTGCACCATGTTTTCTTCAGTGCCTGTGCGCCCTGTGCCGCTGCCACCTATGTCATTGGCTGTTGGGAAAACTTCAATTGCCATTTTTATGCCTCATATAAGAACTCAACTTCATGTGCAATGGTTACGCTGATGGATGAATCTTTGGCAATGGTGGGGCTGATCAACGCCCGGGCAATCAATACGCCGCCTCCAAATAGGCCCACTTCTGAAAGGGTGTTGCCGTTGGCCTCACTCTCAAGAAACAGAGTCTGAAAGGTAATCTTCTTGTCTGAGTCTAGGCGCCTGTCGATGGTCTTTTTAAGAACTGAGGTTTCCAGGGCTATATCACCAGCAGCTGCTGCCGTTGTCCCGGTGCCCACAGCCTGGCCATCTGCCCGGCCCACTATGCCCCCGGCCAGATCCCTGAACCAATTAAGCCCCGAATTGGTAATCAGGTTCTTAGCCTTGATAACCTGCACCACCTGCTGGCCCTTCTTGATGGTCAGCTCTACATTGCTTTTAACTTCCATTTCGTATGCTCCCGATAGCGGCCCCGGCACCCCGCCTGGTGCCCCCTGCTGTTGTCCAGCTTGCGCCAATATAACTACCATTCGGATCTGAATAGGCGGCTGCGCTTGCTGCCACCAGAAATACACTGTAAGGGTCAAGGGTGAAAACTGAAAGCCCTGCATCCACAGTGCCTATCGCGGCATCCTTCATCATTAGCGCCACGTTCTTTTCTCGCAGGATGATGAAAATCTCATTGTCTCTGATTTCAAAGGTTCTTCCACCAGCTGCAAGCCTCTTGAAGAATGCCACCCAGCCACCAACCATCGCACCATCAACACATTTGTATTTATAAACCAGGCTGTTGTTGCCCTTGTCCCGGGCTGTTACTGATTGGATAAGGTAATCGCCGTTGATGCTTTCCCTGGTCAGCTCGATTGATTGCACCTGCCCTGCTACCAGCCTGGCATTGTCGGTGGTGATTGTCACAATCTCTGGGAATCTTCCGTAGCGGCCCAGTAACCCGGTGGCCCTTTCCAATGCGAACTCTGCATCCTCTATGCGCTCATCATCCTCTATGTTTTCCCAGATCCCGCTGCCCCCTGATTCATCGGCCCGGGCTGCCTGCTGATCTTCTGCATCAGCCTGCACGATGATGGGTATTAGCCCCTTATAGGTCACGGCCAGGGTGCTGCCATCGGCCGGCACTGTGCCCGATGAATCCTGCTCTACCTGGTTTGAATCCTTCTGCCAGTAAAAATCCTTCCCACTGTCCACGCCGTTGATGCCCAGGGTCTGCGCTTCTGCGGCTGCTGGTGGCACTTCCAGGGTGATGGTGGGCTCTTCACCTATGGGCAGGCCCACTGTGAAGGTTCTGCGCTCCCCATCCCCATTGAATGATTCAGTATTGGCGCTGCTTTGTATGTCCCGGCCAGCTCTAAGGTATTGCCTGTTTCTGTAGTTCTTGCGGCTCTTCTCTTTAAGCAGGCTTCTGATGGGTAGGCTTGAATCTGTGTAGCCAAATGTTGCATTGGTGGTGTCCCTGGCTTGAAAGTTTAGCGCCCTGTCATAGTCGATAAACCAGATAAAGCCCACCAGCTCTGCCAGATCATCAAGGCAATCTGCAACACTCTGATAATTGAACGCCACTTGCCCCAGGGTGAAGCTGCCGTTTTCAATGTTGCCTACTGTCACCCCTTCCACCTCCAGGTAATTGGTGCGCAGATCCTTGGCTATATCCCCGGGCAGCTGGCCTGCTGCATAGGTGCGCCCCACCAGAAATCTGTCAGCAATGCTGTTATGGTCGATTGCCTTGATTTTCAGGGTGTGAAACGCTGTTATTCTATCCATTGCAGGCCAGCGCTCATTGATGCTCTGTATGGTGCCCGAAAACACCAGGGTAGACACCAGGCCCACATTAAATCGAACTTCCACTGATTGCCCTGGTGTGTATTCCAGGGCATTTGTTTTGTCCACCAGGATGAAATCAGCTGTGCCCCTGCTTTCCAGCTCATCGCTGATGGATAAGCTGCCAGGCTTGTATTCACCCGACAAATCCACCCCGTTGATGGTGATCTCAATACCCTCTATGGCAGGGGCAACCGCAAACACCCTGCGCATAGGCAGCCCGATGGGGTTTAGTTGCAGCTGATCTGGCATAGATTAAACGATGATGAACTCATCCCCGCTTGATGGGGCGCTTGTAAAGGCTGTGCCCATAGTAAATGTCTTTGAGCTGCCATCGTATGCGGCCACTGCCCGGGCACTGTATTGCAGATCACCTGTGGTGAAAATCAGCATCCGGTCAACATAGAATGCATCAACTGTTTTCAATGATCCAGTGCCCACGATGCTGCTGGTGGTGCTGCCACTGGCACACTCTGCTGGCTGGATAGATTCGGCGCCTAGTGCCAGGTTCTTGGCGGCTGTCGCGCTTGCATTCACCATGGCAACATCTGCCTGCACCTCTGTGGCTGTGGATGCAGGCTGAATTCCATAGCCTGTACCATCAAAGAAATCAGAAATATTGCCAGCTGTGCCTGTTACGCCCTGCACCTTGGCAACATCTGCCTGCACCTCTGTGGCTGTGGATGCAGGCTGAATGCCATAGCCTGTGCCGTCAAAGAAATCAGCAATATTGCCAGCTGGGGCTGTCACGCCCTGCACTTCCTGCAAATCTGCCTGCATCTTGTTCTTATCTGTGAATATATAAAAGGGATCTGCCTGGTAATACTCATAGCCCATGTTTGGATCTAAGGCGCAGGCAATCATCCCATAGGCTGTTTCTGCCGCTGAAATTACGCATGAATACAGCCCTGGCATATAGGAACTGCTTACTTCTGTAAGGCTTGCAGCTGGCTGGGCTACTGCCCCCCCATCCTGGGTCATCCAGACACTAAAATAGCTGCTATATCCAGACACTGCCTGCCCATAGCCAGTCAGATTCTTAATGTAAAAATAGGCTGTGGTTGCTGTGTTGTATTTTATAAAACTGGCTGCCATTAGATTCCTCCTAGCCTGGCATCAATGAATGCTGGCATCCCTTTCACCACTTCTTGTGTTAGTAATTCACCATCAACGTGCAGATTGATTACCTGGCCCCCTCCACCGAACTGCCCCAGCCTGTCCAGGGGAATGATGGCTTCTGGCCCTGCCTCACCTACCAGCCCGATCTGGGGTGCTGTGACAATACCACCCTGCGCAAACATACCAATCCCCAGGGCTGCTGCTGTCATAATGGCTGCATTCGCAGATGCCACCTTGGGTGCCATTGCAACATTCAGGGGGAATGGCACCGCTGCTATAACCGATGCAAATGCCCCGGCATAGGTTTCACCCGCTTTGCTACTGACAGTGCCTTGCAGGGTGCCCAGGCCCGCTAGCTTTTGCATCTTCTGGAATATCAGCATCTGTATGCCGATTGAAACCAGCCTGCTGATGATCGCCTTGGCTATATCTTTCCACAGAGCCTGCAAAGACTGGGCAAAGCTCTTGCCTTCCACCAGGGTGCTGGCAAAAGCGCTGCCCACCCCATCTGAAAAGCGCTTCATAACGTCAAAGCTTAATTCGTCAAACATGGTGGTGGTGCCATCGAAGATCATTACCATCTCGGCTTTCCACTCTTTCCACACGTCAAGGGTGCTGGTGGCTGCCTCTTCCTGGGCATCTTTAAACTTCTGCACTACGTCAATGTTGGCTCCCATTTGAGCTGCAACATCGGCCAGTATTGCCTTTAGTTGCTGGTAGCGTTCCCGGCTTGCATCAAGCGCATCTGCTGCACCGCCCCCGGTGATCCTTGCCAGCTTCTCTTGCAGGGCTGTTTCTTCTGCCAGCAGCCCATGATAAAGCTCCATTTCCTGCCCTGCGCCGCCCTTTGCAATTCGTACATGCTCAATGCGCTTTTCCCACTCATCCAGGGCACCGTTAGTTTTCTCGATGGCTATCTCTTGATCGATGATGGCCTTTGTTAAACCCTCTGCTGGAAGCTTGGCATCTTCCAGGGCTTTCTTTGCCCTTTTTACTGCGTCCTCAAACCCTTGGAGTAACCCCGCAGGGCCTGGGCCCTCTTGCTGCTTTTTCAGCAGGTTTTCTTCTGCCCGGGCAACTTTCAGCTCTGCTTCTTTGACACGGGTTAAAATTCTGTAACCCTCGGCCAGTTTAGAAATGCGCTGTTCCGCTTCTGTCATCTCAGCGCCCAACCCTGAAGTTAGATTCTTCATTTTTTGGGCTACTTTGTTGTAGGCTGCAGCGCCAAATACCAATGCGCTGATTCCAAGAATCAGGGCTGTGACTGGGTTAGCTGCAATCAGGGTCATCATGCTGGCAACGCCTGCTAGTGCCCCGCTCAGTAGACCTGCCATTAATATTAGTGGCCCGATTGCAGCTGCAAGCCCCACCAGGGTGACAATCAGCGCCTTCCCACTGGGTGTCAGGGCTGCAAATGAAGCAATCCATCCCTGAATCATGGGTAGAAAACTGGTCTGAATCATTTCCATCAGGCTTTCCAGGGCTGGTGCCAGGGCTGTGCCCAGGTTCCTGGCCATTTCCATGAAACGATTTTTAAGGATTGTGAGCCTGGCCCCGGTGGTTTTGAAGCGCTTTTCTGAAAGCTCTACCAGGGCTGTGTTTTCTTCCCATGCTCTGCTTGACGTTGCCAGGGTGCGATTTAATAAATCCCCGGTTCCTGCCAGGGTCAGAAGGGTTGATCTGGTTCTGTCAGCACTAAAGCCCAGGGCATCAATGGCTTTGAAAGCCCGGGTTTTATCTAGCTTTCCCAGGCCCTGAACTAAAATCTTCACAGCCCCAGCTGCATCGGTTTCAAACTTCTGCTTGAACTTGTCTGCACTTACCCCGGCCACCTGCGCCATTGTTTCAAGTTTTTTGCCGCCCTCACTGGCAGCTTCTGCAATGCCTATTAAAACCTTAGACATTGCAGTGCCGCCCTTTTCTGCATTTATGCCAACCGCTGTCATCGCTGCCGATAAGCCCAGAATTTGCGCTTCACTAAAGCCCACCAGCTTGCCTGTAGCGGCCAGTCTTAACCCTAGTTCCATTATTTCGGGTTCCGCTGTAGCAAACTCTGAACCCAGCACAGTTAAGCTGGTAGCCAGGTTCTCTATGTTTTGTTCTGGCAGCTTGGTTATGGCTGCGAACCTTGCCAGCCCGGTGGCTGCTTCCTCAGCTCCCAGGGTGCTGGTTTCTGCCAGCCTTACAATAACCTCAGTGAAATCCAGCAGCCCTGCCCGGCTGATGCCCAGTCTGCCTGCCTCTTCTGCGATAGATGCCAGGCCAGCTGCGCTCATGGGCAGTTTTTGGGACATTTCCCGCAGCCCTGTTTCAAGGTTTTTTAACTCTTCTGCTGTGCCCTTTACCGTTTTCCTAACATTGGCAAAGCTGGTTTCCCAGTCTATGGCTGCTTTGGTGGCAAGGATGCCAATTCCTGCCAGGGGCACTGTTAGCGCCCGGGTTAGATCACCCCCGGCCATGCGCAGCTGGCCCGACAAGCGCCCGAACCTGCGCCTTATCCCCTTCATCTGTTTCTCAAACTTTGAGAGATCCAGACCCAGGGTGATATTCATGCCGCCAATATTAACCATCTGCCGCAGCCTGCTTTCTTGCTATGCGTTCCCGGGATTCCTGAAATATCCGGGATACCTTTTCATTCCCCTGGTGCTTTCCATTTCTCTCTTTAGCCCTGCCGGAAAGCTCATCAAAAATCTTCCTGGGGTTTGGTTTGCGCTTGAACTGGCCCAGGGCACAAATAAGGGTGGAAACTGTCCAGGCCCTGGCATCATGCGCGGCCTTCTCATTGTCGTTGAAAGCTTCAATCATCAGCTGGAATTCCCTTGGGGTTAACCTCCAGAACTGCGCAGGTTGCAGGCCAATCCTGAATGCCCACCGCAGCAGCTCATCCCAGTTTGTTTTCAGCTGGCCTGCGCTTTGGCCATTGTCTTTTTTTTTGCCTTTGGGTGTTGCGCCGTAAATGCCAGCAGGCACCTATCTGCCACGTACCTGGCCCGGTCATGTATTTCTGTTGCCTCATACTCTGGCACGTAATCAATAAGTGTTCCGGCCTGCTCCAGGGTTAGTGTTGGATCTTCCCAGAGCAGGCCAGCCCACAGCAATGCACGTATCGTTGAAAAACCAATCTGATCCTCACTGGTTAAAGCAGCCCCGATGGGCTTGCCCATAGCATTTTCAAATTCACACAGGGCATTGTGCCCATATTTGATGCGCCGTTCACGGTCCAGGTTAATGCTGATACCAGATGGAAATGTAGGTTCTTCAATCATCATTTATGCCCTGGTCAGGGCTAATGCACCACGCCCGGTGAAGCTTAGAGAATAGGAAACCAAATCACCTTCTGGGCAATCAAGTTCTACACTGTCCATCGTAGCTGCACCGATATATGTGTCCCCGGCCTTATCGACTAATTTGACATAAACATCGTAGTCAGTAATAGATGCACTGAGCTGGTTTGTATCAATCAGATACTGCAGCGCTGCATCATCATTCTCATAAACTCCATCAACCGATGCAGTCCAACCACGCCTGGTGCTGATTGAATCTTCCCATCCGGCATTATCCTTATTGGTGGCATCTACATCTGTCTTTGCAAAATTCAGATTCCCACCCCGCTGCTGGGGCAACTTGGCCCAGGTTGGGCTGGACGGATCATCTGCTGTGTCGACATAAAATAGCCAGGTAAGCCCTGTTTCTACTGCCATGTTCTTTACTCCTTATGAATCGTCAGAAAGTATCCAACGTAACCTTAAAACCCCATGCCTGACTAGTTTCCCATCGGCATGGTATTCCTTAAAAATCTCTGCCATTTCCAAGCGGCACAGCGCCTGGGTAAAACTTTCATCTAATGTTAGAGCTGAACCAGTCAAGCTCTCGATGCTGGCTTCCAGTATATCGTTGCAGGCTTTATTGCCTGCACTGTCACTGAATGCATGCAGGGTTGTGGTGGCCTCGCTGATCTTTTCCAGATCCAGTGCAACTGAACAGCTGCCGATCTCAACATAGGGCAGCGCAGTGCCTTCTGGCACCTCATCATATACCGTTGTCGATATACCAACGCCCCCATCTGTTAAGCGCCCATAGATGCCTTTCTGTAATGAATTAAGTGGGAGTCTTTCGCTCATGCTGCCCTACGCCTTGCAAACTTTAAAACGCCCCTGTTCCAGATAGCCCTGCGCAGGCCACGCTGAAAACTCTTTCTTTCACCCTCAAATGCCG